GGCAGTTAGCCCTATCCCAATCCGTTCCGCGTACATTGATCTCTCTCACTTGCCAGCACATCCGATCTCGCCAGTAGGGTCATAGAACTTGCAGTAGTGCCGGCAGAAGAAAGCGGCTGAGTTCTCGGGAGCAGGTGGCTCGGTACGCGACTTCACATCGGCTACCCAAGCCCTAGCCTCTTCAACCAGTTTAGGGTCATAGTCGGCTTGCCAGACCTTGATATCGCTCATCTTGCCGTCTCTAGGAATGAATACCAGCCCTACGGTTTTAACGGGGTATTGCTGAGCGATAAGGCTGGCGTAGATATTGACCTGCATCTTCTGTTGCTTGGTAGGTAGGCCGCCCTTTGCCAACTTCGTTAGGGTCACGCTCTTCCAGTCAAACACCGCCTGATCCTTGCGTGAGTAGAAATCGCAGTTGCCTACGAAGTATTCATCCTCAAACTTCTCTTCTAAGAGAAAGTCATCGCCAAAGATATCTGCGGCTTTCATTGCCTCAAAGATTGCGCCGTGTATCGCCGTTCCGATTATCGCCGCTAGGTTCTCGGTGTTGTGATTGGTAGCCGGGGTCTGCTGAAGAATGTGCCAAGCCTGACGGCGGCAACCCCCAACCGATGATGCCCCGAGAGCTACCTGTTTAGATCGCTCTCGGTTCGAGTCTGCATCTTTAAGCGCAGTTGTAAGAGTCTTGATTATGTCCATTTATAGAATCCTCCACTTCTAGTAAAATACTGAAATCAATCGTGCATTTGGTACAGATAAAAACCTTATGCAAGTTATACCAGCGCTTATGCAGTTTTCTATTCAACTTTGAACAGATTGCACAAGCCGCCATTAGTAAACTCCCGAAGCCTCAGCCGCGAGAAGATACTCGCTTGTTTGGCAGTTCGGACATACAGGCTTCTGCTTATCGGTCTTGACGAGTTTTACGCAGTTATCGCAATATAAAGTAATCATTACAACTCCAATGTGGCTTTGATGGATGAACTAATAGAACGGGTGATATCTACCTGAGTACGGATTCGATTCACATTGGCCCGGCAAGCCTTTACTGATGCTTCGGCTATTGCTAGGCGTAGGTGCATGGCTTCGTTCTCAATGAGCGCCTGATCTTCGCGCATGGTCGCGGTCATCTTGAGATCAGAGTGCGAGTTCTTCATACGAGATTTAGCCATTGCGACTTCGTAGTTTGCTGAAGCAGAGTGGAACTCCTGCTCTGCCCCTACTAGATCGGCGTGTGCCTCATCCATCTCCTTAGATAAATCAAAGAGGCGCTTCTCTACCTGTTGTGGGGTAATCATTAGTATTTAACCCCCGTGATGATATTGATAAGGGTGATACCGCCGATAAAGAAAGCGCTCCAAAACACTACGCGAACTGCGGTGCGGACTTGATAATAACTGCGAGAACGCTCTGCGCTAGGTAGCGGATGCATCATGCTCATTTGGTGTTCTCCAATACCTTCTTACGATCCGCGACTGCCTTCTTGATCGTAGTGTTGTTAGTTGGGATATCTAGAAGATTCGCTTCGTTGCAACCCTGATAGAACAACTTGAGTTCTGCAACCGAATCAATATTTGCAACCTGCTCTAGCGCTTCTACTGCTAACGCCTTCTGCTCGTCAGTCCAAGCGGGTGCGGTAACTGCTTGCTCTTCGCGGCGAGCTACCTTTTGCATCTCTTCCTTAGATGGGCGCTTGCCCTTTGCGGCAAAACCACCGTTGGCTAATGCGCGGCCCAAAGCTGAGGTCTCGCAGTTCTCTACCCACGCATCACGATTGACGGGCGATGAGCCTTTGATCTCTTCCGCGATTCCAGTTGCAATCGGATTGAGGTCATTGCGATCCGCGTAAATTGATCCGATCATCAAGATTGAGTTCTCGGTCTTTTCTAGTACCGCAGTATGAGTGCGACCATTTGGATATTTCCCCCAGAAGCGTTCTAGTCGAACTTCTACTGGTTCATAGTTATCTAGGTTATAAGCCATTGCCGTTCCTTCCTAATCTGCCGGGATTGGCATTAGTAGGACTGTAAGGGGTAAGACTGACAAAAGGCAAGGATCTTGTAAGGTGTTTTACCGCTATTCTTGGGGCATGATTTCAGTAATGGTTCGGGTATATGACCTAGAGGTAGAAATTCAGTCTAGTGAGAACTTCCCTGACCATTTAGATGATATCTGCAATAGAGCTACCAAACTCTTCGCAGAAGCCGTAGAAACTATGAAGTTGTCCAATATCTCCCTTTCGGGCGAAGATTTGATTGACGGCGAAGAACAAGGCTAGAATCCGCATCCCCCCTGAAAAGCAAATAAGCCCCTCCGATAAAGAGGGGCTTTCTGCCAATATTAAAAAAAATTTTAATCCACCCCTATCGGGGTGTTACTCCAGCCATAGCCTGTATTCGGCGCTCACACGCCCCTTGATGGGATCTACGAAGTGAAGGCGCTGAGAAGCTGCACCATTAGAGGCTAGGAGGTCACGGGCGTATCTGTTGCCCGTTTCTACCGCCCCTGACATGAATACCGAGCCTTCGCCGTTAGCCATATTCCAAGACTGATGCTGGTGATAGTGGCCTATGTAGAGGTCGCGGAACTCAAAACCCTTGGTGATCTTATCTACCTCATCGAAGAACTTATACGCGCCGGATCTCCAACGGTCAGCAAATCGGACAATCGTTGAAGCCGTACCCCATCGGATCTCGTCACCATGAATAAGGAGAGCCTTATAGTTGCCTATCTCTACGCGCTGAATGTCCTCTTTGGTCATCTGCCAAGTAAGGCGCTTCTCATCGGCTAGAGCTTGCCCTGCAAACATATAAGCCAATTTATCCCAGTTAATGTCTTTAGGGAGTTCGCCAAACTTACCAATACGACCATGATTGCCCGGCTCGCAGACTACCGTTACCTTCTCAAAGTTCGCCAAGAGAGTTCGGGTTATATCTATGAGTATGCGCGAAACATCCACGAACTGACTCATTACATCACTATCTACCTCGTAAACCTGTGACGGGAATATTGTTGTATTTTCAATAAGATCCCCACCGAGCATAAGAACCGCCTCTTTTACAGGGTGATCTTGGCGGTGGATATTGGCGATCTGTATAGTCTTTTCAATAGATTGCTTAATCAGGCGCTCTGCCTCTTTGGAGTTGTAGGTAAGGGTTTGCTTGCCTAACTGCCAATCCGTTGAGTGGAGTAGAGCTACCTCTGCCTTCTTGGCGCGTGAGTCTTTCTTCGGCGCAGGAACAGGCGGTACTGGGCCAGCCGAGAGCATCGCATCGTGCGCGGCCTGAACAACGGCGGCGGTGAAATCATCTTTATTCTTCTTGACATTGGCTAACTGCCTCTGAGTATTGAGTAGGGCTTTGCGGAGATCGGCTATTTGCGGATCGGGTTCTAGGTTATCCTTTAGGCTCATTTGGCGCACCGGCATATATTTTTAATATGTTTACTTACTGCGCTCCAACTGACTTTATAGCCTTCGGCTTGCAGAGCTACCAGTAGCGTATTAACGGGAACATTGTCGGCAATAGCCTTATCAAAAGCTTTCTTATCGCCGTCATCAAGCGTTGAATAGATTTTACCGATAGAACATAGGTCGGTGCGAAAGTCTCTCTTGGTGAGAGAATCTGCAAGAGCCATAGTAACCCCCCTTAGAAGTTGGGAGAAGCCTACCAAATAAAAAAGAACCCCCACCGATTAGGGCGGGGGTGTCTTGAGGTTAAAAGTTATTCGGTGAGATTGTTTTGGTACGGCGTAATGATATGAGATTCAGGTGCAATGTTTGGTTGGCTTGTTGGATTATGAGGAACGGCAGCGCCACCCATAAATGAAGGAACGACAAACATCAACACTTTCTTGATATCAGTAGAAAATCCAGTAGCACCCCAAGCGGTCATGCCTGTACCTGCGGCAAGGGTGAGAGCCTTTGGATCGGTCAATTTTAATCGAATCATGGCAACTTCTTCATCAGCTCGGAATAGGTGGCTTGGTTAATACCTGTAATTGGCAGTTTATTGGCGCTCTGAAAGGTTTTGACGGCATAGGCTTGGGTATCTGACCAACCGCTATTTTCGTAGGCTTGTGGGAGCAACCCTGCCTTAAATAGAGCCTTCTCAACGGCAAGCACCGCAGCAGTTTTGCTAGTCGGCTTGTAATCGTTTGCGTTCCATGCGGGCGCGGAAAAGGTTGTAGTTGGCTTGGTTGTGGCGGGGCTTGTGTTATGGGTGACGGCTACGCCACCTGCACCAAGAGCAGTAGCTCCGGCAACGCCCCCTGCTACGAATTTATTTGTGCCTAGAGATTGAGCGGGCTTGATAGTTGTTGAATAGGCAGGGCGAACAATCGCCATAACATAGAGATAAGGGCGATGGCGAAGATAAACCCCACCCCCATTGGCTTGCGAAGCTGAGAGCGCGTGATCGGGCGAGGTGTTGCCACCTACTGTTGTAATGCCATCTTTGCTTGCGCCTACGATGATCTCAACATGAGAAGCCTGACCATTACCCTCAAAAGAGTAAAAAACTAGATCGCCGGGCTGACCATCATATTTGGCAACTACTTGACCGTTGCGCTGAAACCACGCCAATCCAGCAGGGCAATAGGAAAAGCCTTTAGGAGTCTGCGCGGCTACTAAGTGGGAAAGATTGTTTTGAGCAAATACCCACGATACAAACATGGCGCAATATGGCGCGTTAGGTACGCCATACCAATCGCCGTAAGGATTGGCATTATTCGCGCCTTCAACAAACCCAACTTGTTGTTGTGCCGTATGGACAATATCAAGCGCGTTAGCCATAGATTACTTAGTTGCTTCGGCAGCAACTACCTTCTGTGCATCTGCAAGTGCAGCATCAACGATTGGAGCAGTAAGGGTTGTTGGCGCGCCTGTTACTTCGTCAATTTGATTGACGAGTGACTTAGGGTTCACGCGAGCAAGGATTGGAGCGAGCAAACCACCAACGATTGCCTTACCTGCAACTACCTTGAGTGAATCGTGTGGAGCAATTTCATGAGCTGCTAATCCTGCGGCAAGGATGCCGTAGAAATAATGCTCGATGTATGCTGCTTCTGACTTGCTGATCTTGAAATTAACTTTACTTGCCATTGTCATCTCCTGAGATATGTTCGGCGGCTGGTAATGTGCCAGCCTTTCTGAATCTTAACGCATTCCAAAGCGGCTCGGGCAGGTCGTGAATCCCGAACCTAGTACGGTGGTGAGCTACGCAGAGAACTTCTAGGTTACCCGGCGATTCAATCCACGCCTGAAATTCCTCATCGTTCTCAAAGTGCAACCCAAACGCCTGAGCCACTTTTACTGGATCGGTGTTCTCAATCTGAGAAAACTCGATGGTGGAGTGGTGGAGTTCGGCTTCGCCTGAGCAAAGATCGTCATTGACTACGCACTTCCAAAGCCCTTGGCGCTTGATGCGAGCCTTAGCTTCGTTGAACATATTGTAATGAGGATCGTCAGTTCTTGGCGCGTGTTCGGGAACATTGGTAATCATGTGGAGCGTTAAATGCTCCGAGTGTGCATCCGTCACTTTAACTTCTCATCCGGGAATTCATCTTGCGGGGTAGCCCATCGAATGACAACAGGCACAAAAGCCCCAAGGCAAACCTGCCACAAAAAGGCTCCGCTTATAACATCCTTAATATGTAAGACAATCTCAATAGTAAGAAATGTCTGAAACCACACTCTAAATATGGAAATAAGTTTCCACATTAAAAGTTTATTGATCTTCAATTCGAGCCTTCATAACCTCAACATCAATTTTGATGGATTGCTGATTTTCAATGAGCGCATCTACTTTGTTAATAAGCCCGGTTTGCCCATCGTTGTATAGAGCGTACTCAATGCGGTTTAACTTATCCTTTAGCTCTTCCGTGTGCTTGGCAATGGTGTGTCGAGCGATCATCCCCATACCGGCAAGCAAAGCGGCAAATACGAAGAAGTACGAGTAAATGATTGTCGCGGCATTTACATTAGTGAACAAGGTTGCACCTTTCGGTTATGGTTTGATTCCTTGCGTTCCTACTACATCGGGCTTGTCGGTGACTGCCGTTGTGTAAGTTGGCGCGGGTGGGTTTTGCAGGGCGGTAAGTGTTGCTTTGAGAACGGCGATCTCTTGGGCTTGTAACCCAATAGTTGCGCGCATCTCCTTTAATACTTCGTCAATAGGTAGTTCCATTATTTGCCTTCTAACTGAGTTAAGCGATCATTGAGTTGTGATATAGATTTGATGACATACCATTGTAATCTATCGTAAGCAATGGACTCAGGAAGCCCGTCAGCGCCAATATTAATCAAATCATCTGTTTCAGGTATTTCTTGCACATCTTCGGCAATCAAACCGTAAGCAGTAACTTCAGGATTATCAACAATATCTGCGTTGTAATTAAATGTAACAGGATTTAGTTTGCTTACAATGTTGAGATAGTTGCGCTGAATAAAAGGTTCAATATTATGCTTGAAACGCTTGGAAGATACAGAGGTAGTTTTATACATTCTTCCCGCTTGCGTTCCACCACTACCCGTTCCAAATAAACCAATGTTGTAGTTAGTTGAGTTATATGTTACAGAGCTAAGGGCATCTACTTGCAAATTGCCACCCACTTCTGTGCTACTGCTAATAAATGCGGTAGTGCCGACACTTAAAGCACCAGTTGTTGTAACAGATGATGCGCTCAAAGAACCAGAAGAATTTAGATAATATGTACCTGCATTGCCAATAGTTACTGAATTTAACTTAGCATCGCCAGTAGAAGCGTTAAGGTAGAAATTAACGCCAGAACTTAAATAAGTTGAGCCGATTGAAAAGCCACCAACATCACCATTTGAAGCATGAATTGTTCCGGTAATGGTTGCGCTAGAAGCGTTAAGGTTTCCTGCGGAATCTACTTGAAAAGTACCGCTACCAATATTGATAGCCGAACCTGAAATTAAACCGCCTGTAATATTTGCAGAGCCATATCCAGTAATACCCGATGAAGTAATAGACCAATAACTGCCCCCGCCTGTATTTCCAATATAACCAGCAGTTGCAACAATAGTTCCTGTAATATTTGCGCTAGAAGCGGTAAGAGCGCCAGCAGGAGTTACATGGAAAGTACCTGTGCCGTTGTTATATTCAATGCCGGTAATGGTTCCCGAAGTAATTGTTCCTGCGTTAATGCTGGCAATAACAGTAGAAGTAATGGGGTTAGATACCCAACTAGAACCGTTCCAAGTGTATTGAGCAGTAACTTGATTGCTACCATTAAATTGAAAATAAAGATCGCCAGTTGTATGAGTTCCTGAAGGCGGGGATGATGTTCCATAAGCAACGGTGTTTTTACCGTTAGCAGTAGTTACTGCATAAGTAGCCTGAGTGCTTGCAATGGTTGCTTGTGACTGGGCTTGAACGGCTTGAACTGCGGCGTTTGAAGCTTGCAAAGAAGCATCCGTAGCAACCGAATATGATTGCAAAGATAATGCTTGCGCGCTTACCGCCGTTGCTTGCGCTGCATCTGCTGAAGCCTGTGGGCCGTTATAGCCTAGTTCAAGACGGTTGATACGGTCATTAATTGCCTGAAACATATCAAACAAACTTGCTGGCAGATTAATTGAACTCATTTTATCCCGCCGTTAAAGTGGTTGCTAGTGGAAGGTTAAGAGTGAGTGTAACGCGATCTGGGCCGTTCTCGCCGGGCTGAACATCTATGCCCACAATGCGATAAATCGAGGATGATCCAGTAGCGGGCAAAATTCCACCATCTGAATAAACAGTAGCCGAGGCGGTTGGAGTGCTTGTTAAGCCGCTAGGGAATCGATCATCATTAATAAGAACCTTTACCTGATCGCCAACACTATAAGCGCCAAGGTAGGGATCAACATAACTAGGAATTACAATTTGCATGGTTGTTGGGGGATATCCAATAGCAAGTAACTTACCTATGGTGGTATTTTTAAGAAGATCGATACTGACAATATCAATCATATTGACATTTTCTTCAAGCAAAGGCCAAGTGTTAGAACCATAAATCTTGGAACGATCGTAGTAGTTGGCAATAAGGCGGTTATTGTTTGCGCCATAACCTAAGCCAAAGACATTGTTGCCAACGCGCGAAGCATCCTCTGCGTAAGAATAAGAAACAATATTGCCGGGAAATTCAAAGTTAAGAGAACTTGTAGATGATCCGCTATAAGTAGCGCCAATAGTGGGAGTACCTGCTATTAGTTTGTTATAGAGCAAGCCACTTGTTACAGAAGGTTTAATAACAAAATCAAAGAAGGTAGAACTTGTGGCTAGATCTTTCCAAGCCTGATAAACGCTTTTAAGTTCAAAATCATAAAATGATCGAATAGCCACACCACTAGATGACGATGGCCCCGAATAGGTAACGCCGATATTTCCATGACTTATACCATTAGCGCCCGCAAGAAGATCGGTAAGCATGACAAGTGGATCTACGCCCGTATTTGTGCTGAGGTTTCCATAGACAAGCCCACCGCTACCAGTACCATTGGCATTTGTTTGGTAATAACTAGAACTTGTGAACTTGTAGATACGCCGATGCTGATAGTAAGAAAGCATTTCTTGAGCGTTTATTTTCATAATCTGAGTATCGGAATCGTATTCTCGATTCCAAATCACGCCAGACCAAACAGGAACTCCACCGTGTAATACCCAAAGGATTACCTTGCCCGGCGTTGTGCCAGCCTCAACATTCATTGCGTAGGCATTAACACCCGACAACAACAACTCGCCAGAGAACGCGCCAATACTCGACAACTGAGAAGTAAAGTTCACGCGAGTAAAAGGCAACTCAGCAATAACAGGGTTGGCAGTAGAACCCGATTGGTAAAGTTGCGTTGTTACATAGGTGTAATCCTGAATAGGCATTAGATGTAAGCGTTCCTATATGTAATAGCCATAGACCCAAGCGTACTAGACCAAAGAGGGGTGTAGTTGCCCATAATGGATAACCAACCACCGGTAAGCGCACCTGAAGTTACATTGTCAAATGAGAGCAAAGTATTACGAGCTGGATTGCCATTCTGAGTAATTGTGCGTTGTAAGAGATCAATAACAAGAGGATAAGAAGTATTCACATTTGAGAAGTTCATGCGATAACCTGTGATTTGATCCCAAATAGAACCGCTTGAATTAGGGCTTGTAATGGTTACGGCAGGGCAGGTGTAAGCCCATCCGTTATTAGCCAAAGCCACATTGGTAGTTCCGCTTGCAACTTTAGAAGTATCATCATAATAGCGAGGATCAGGGAAATACATCTCTAGTTGAACGCTGATATAGCCGTAGGTGTAGTCAGGATCAACAGTATGAGTAACAGATCGAACGCGACCCCACATACGCTTAATTCCAGTAATAGTGGTATCTGTATATGACTCAGAATTTAACTGAAACTGGAAAAGGTTAAGCGTGGTGTCTGAAGGTTGAGAAGTTTGGTATGGATCAGGATATAAACCCTGAACCTGTGGAGTAATGGCATATCTAAAATCACGATAATAAGACTGAGCGCTTTGTGTTGAATCGCCAATAATAAGGATCTGAAAAGTTACAGTACGGCCTTCATAGAAATCACGACCCGAATAAGCTCCGTCAATATAGCCTCGGTTGTCATCTTGAACACGCAGAGCAGGTGTTCCTAGACCATCAACACTTTCAACAATGTAAGGCGTTCCAGCACCAAATACTGTACCTCTAAATTGAAATTGATATGTGCTTAGAGTCATTATGGCTTCCCTAATGTGTTATTTTGAGTGGAAGTTTTAGCAGCCTGTTTGGTTCCATCTACATAAACATTTACTTGTAGGCCGCCAGACCCACCAACTGTAAGTTTTTCAGTTTTCTTAATAGAGGTTTTTTTAGTTTTAGAAGAACCGCCAGAGGCAATAATGGTTGGCTTTAAGTGACTATCAATACTTCCAGTAGCGGCATATTGTGTAGAAGCAGCAACATCAGCAGCAGATGTAGCGTGTCTTTTTTTCCAAGCGGCTAATTGTTGTTGATAACCTGCCATAGCAGCAGCGCCAGCCTTGCCACCAATAGTAGGTCTGACTGGCATTGCATCTATTCTGGCTGATTCTTGTTCTGCGCTATAAATTCCAACACCTACTACTGCCGCTACGGCAGCAGCGGCAGTAGCAACGCCAGCAGTACCACCCAAAAGTAATTTAAGCATTGATCCGGGCGCGGCAGTAAATCCCAATACCGCTTCTGCTTCTGCACCTAAAGCAGCAGCCGTTCTTAAAAGACTTATTTCGGCAATAATAGATCTAATTGCAGCAATAATTCCAATTATTTTTGGTGCTGCCCAGATTCCAGCAAGAGCAGTAACTAAACCAGCAACCACGCCTTTATTGTCGCTAATAACGCCAAAGAAACTATTAAGACCGGGGATACCTGTGTTATTGATCCAATTAATTATATTATTTAATGCTGGAACTAATTTGGTTCCCACATTGACTTCAAGGTTTTGGAAGTTGGCTTGCGCTTTCTGTAATCCACCTGCAAGGGTTTCGCTAAATGCTTTTGCAGAACCGTGAGTACGATCTTCAACCGCTTTAAGGATTTGTTCAAGAGAAGCACCCTTTGGCAATGTCTTACCAATAGCAATTCCAAGATCGCCAAGACCTTTAGCTTGACCAATGGTTGCGCGAGCCAAAAGTGTTGAGGCATCAGCAAGAGATATTTGCTTATAGCGAGCGAGGTCTGCCGCAGCGCTTAAAGTATCAAGAGCAGTTTTAGGATTACGGCTTGCAGTAGTTAGGGTTCCAAGAGCATCGTAAGTATCAGCAGTAGTAAATCCAAGATTACGCATAGCGGCATCAGCGCGATCAATGTAAGGCTTGGCAACATCAAAACTAACGCCAGTATCTTTGATAGCAACAGAAAGTCTTGTTTGAGCAGTTTCTACTGTGTCTAATTGTTTAATGCTTGATATAGCAAAAGCACCAAAAATCCCACCAAGTCCAAGAAGCGCAGTTCCAGCATACTTAGAAGCGGTTTGCATTTTGCCAAGAGCGTTGCTGGCAATAACGCCATTCTTTTCCATCTTTAGAAGTTCTTTATTGACTTCTCCAAACGATGCAATAGCCTCAGTAGCCTTTGCCTTGATCTCAAAGATTACTGGGGGAAAGAACTCTGCCATGATGCCTCCTAGAGAGCCAAGTGTTTGCGAACGATGTTAATTGCCAATGGTCTGAACTTCTCCCACGCTGGTTTCATATATGGGAATTTTGTGCCTTTAGGCCAGTTGCCTCCACCAAGTTCAACCCTACGACCATAGATAATTGTTGGGCCAACTATGGCTGAATAGGTAGCAAAACCTTCACGCTCTTTTTCGCCCTTGATAGATCGGCGTAAGTTACCTGTGCGGTTTTTAGGTGGCTTACCCACTTCAGCCTTTTCGCCGGATCTGCGCTTGCCTTTAATTTCTTCTTTAGATAACTGAATAAGTTGAGTCATCATTTCATCACGAGCTAACATAGCGCCACGATCAATTTTCTTCTCAGCCTCAATAACTCTACGCATTACTTCAGGGATGTTATTGCTGATTTCCACTTTCGATCTCCCTAGCAATGTTGAGTATTTTAAGAATCCAATCCACCATGAAAGCGGGTTGTTCATCTGTTTCCTGTGGAGTCCAGCCGAATTCTTTGGCGCATAAGTAATATAAATATTCTTCGTATGGATAATCGTGTAACTCGCTAGACGGGTTACCCTCTAAAATCCACTTTAAGCGTTCAAGTTTCCTAAAGGGCTATCAGGGTTGCTCTGATTGGCTGGAGTATCCGAGAAGTCTGGGAAGATTCCAGATTGAGCCTTAGCCGCTTCTGCTGCCAAGAAATCATAATCAGGCATAGTCAATTCATCTAATGAAGCAATATGAATTGATGGGATAATAAGGTCAAACGACCACGATTCAACGAGAACTGCAATTAAGCCATCAGTCATAGACATAGCCTGAAGCAAGCCTTCTTGGTTGTTTGCTGCCGCTACAACCTTCTTGCGATCTTTCACGCGAAGAGTTGATGGGTCACGCAATACTGCGGTGTTACCTGATGGGAGAGTAATACTTTTTGACATTTGGTTTCCTTCCAATGTGCCTTCGCAATAATAGCCCGACTAGGAGAGGGGAAGGCGGCCTCTCCTAGCGGGATTCTATCGGTTACTGGAATGTTCCGCTTGGGAGTGCGTTCTGAAGCGTGAACTTAACAGGTGAATAGCCAGCAGTTGCGCCAACATCTGTTGTATTTCCAAGACCTTCAATATCTACGGTCACTTCAACATAATCAGCATTGCGCTCAATCGCGCCAGTTACATAAGCACCCTTTGAGAGAGTGAAAGCAACCTGAGTAGCAGTAGCGCCTGAACCTGTTGAGAAGTTGAAGGTAAGGGCTGGCTGAGTATTGGTGATGTAGCGAGTAAGTTCTGCATCATCTTGCATAACAAAAGTGATCTTGCCCTTAGCGGTTAGAGCGCCAAGGAATACCTGATATGGAGATTGGGTGTTAGATACGCCAAAGATAGCCTCTGACTTGCGCGAGAGGTCAAGAGTTCCGGTGCGTGTGTAACCAACAGATGATCCACCGATTGTTACCGTTCCAGTCCATACCTGAGTAGGGAGAACTGTTGAGAACGATGGGGCTGGAGCAGTTGTTGTAACTGATGGGAAGCCCATAGCCTTTACTGTGTATTCCAACATTCCATCAGCGTTGAATGTAAGACCAAAGTCTGTAATCTGAGCGCCTGGATATTGGCGTGTGTTGGCTGAGTAGAAGTCTGTGATGGTGAGAGCCTTTGGCTGGGCATCGCCAGTTGTTCCTACGGCGTTCTTAACCGCAATAGCGTGGGTATAAGGAGCTGATGAACCTGTGGTGGTTACATCGCCAAGTACGCCAGCAATCCAGTAGCCGATTGTGTCAGCGAATACTGGCCCACCAAAATCAATCGTGGTGTGGCGGCGGCCTTGAACATAGTTGTAATTCTCAACAAGTGAGCCACGAAGCCCCATGTCGTAAAGAGGTGCAATTACATCAACAGGCTTAAAACTGTTCATGGTAACTGGCACAAAGTTTGTAGCCGTTACTGGTGTTCCTTTGGTCGTTTCTAGGGCCACGCCTAAATACGATTTAACGGATGGTTGTGCTAGTGCCATTTCACTCTCCTACTGTCGGTGTTGGGTCTGTTACGGGTGCTGGATCTGCTACGGGTGTTGCTTTTTCTGCTGAAACATTTGTTGCGCTGAAATCATCGGGCGCTTCAAAACTATCGCCGGGCTTAACTACGATTGAGAGTGATGGGAATACACGCTCATCTGTACCGTTATATGTGAACTTCATTTCTGCTCCTATGAGTTGATTACTTGGGTTACATCAAATCGGACAACCGCCCAAGTTTCGGTAGCAGTACCGTTGCTTGTCATTGGTTCGCCGTAAGAAGTGTTAATAACTGGTTCTGCCGCTTGCCATACGAGTACGCCCGACTTATCGCCAAACTGGTGATCTGAGCGAAGGCGGTTCTTCAGGTTGTCTATGACATTATCAAAGTCAGCCATAGCATCCTCGGCGTTGTTCTCCATAGAGTGATGGAAGAGCTGAATTGCTACCGAGTAATCAACCTTCTTGATACCCGTAGCCGCGCCTGCTGAGGTGTAGCCGCCCAAGCCAATACGAGTTTCGGTCTCAGACTCAATAAAGATTACTGCGGCGCAACGGTTCTTTTGGGAAGGTAGGGCATTGACCTCGAAGTTAATACGCTTAGGAAACGAGGTAAAGACCTGATTGATGCCATCTACCTGTGGAGGAGCTAGAAAGGTGGCAATAGTATCTCGGGCTTGTTTGCGACCTACTGCCATTATCTAATCCTACGATAAGGCTGGAGTAGTTCTTTGGCTAGGCTGATCTCATCGCTGAGTTTATCTTTGCCGGGTGTGCTAGGGCCTGCGCTTGTGCCAACTGCCATAGTCATAGAGGAATCGCCGCGAACCTTGAGGAAGGCGGTAGTGACGAGGATAGCCGCTTCTTTAATGGCTGGCGGTAAGGCTGAGATTGAGATACCTGTTGCATGGTTGTAACCAAGCGGTGAAACGAGTGGAACGGTAGTCGATCCGAATGTGTAGGTGCTTGCTACCATAACATTCTCGCTATTGTAGCCATCGTAAATCTTCATCATCTGACCCGCGATAATGCCTGTGCCATCGGCTACGGTCAGGGTAGATTGCCCTGCGGTTGCGCTCGTAATGGTTGTATTGGCGTATCCGGCGATATAGGTGTATTTGATATAGGTCTCAACGCGTGGGCTAGTTGGGAAGCCAAACTGAAGCGCGCCTTGGGAAGAATAGGTAAGTGAGAGGTTTGCGTAAGGAACAATAATCTGAGAATCTTCAATCCACGCAATTGAGCAATCCGAGAGAGTCTGCAACTGGGTGGAAGGGTTGCCGTACTGCATAGAGAGTAGGGCAATAATAGGGTTGTAGCGTGGGTGCAAGCGGAATGTACCGTCAGCGCCAATACGGGTTCTCTGTTGCTCTTGCTCCATTGTGGCGGCTAGAACCTGATTGCAATAGGTATCAATCCAAGAGGAAGCGCGGGCGATGACATTGTTTAGCTCGGCATCCTGAACATCGGGATCTTGCGAGTTGAATACTAGGTTAGAGATATCAATAGCCGTAGGAGCGTTCTTGAACTCATCTAGGGTCAGATAAGGGGTTGAGAACTGATGGGTTGTACCTGTGTATGCGTTACTCATTTATTTCCCCACACTTTCCGCATTTCTTGAAGAATGAACCGAAGCCACACGCGTTGCAGGTGTAGCCAACTTGCGAGGCATTGGTAAGTACGCCAGCAGTACCGGCAACTCCCAAGCCTTCTTTCTTTAACTGACGAGCTAGTTTGGGATCGTTAATATTAAACAATCCATCCTTGCCAGCCTTTAATACTCTTGTGCCTTTAGAAGTTTCTACCGCGAGTTCCTTCATACCTTTTGGTGGGATCATCCTTGACATTTTGCCTCCTTTAGTGAATAGGGCGGCTTTGACACCGCCCTACCCTTAATGAACTACGCTGAGATAATTCCTGATACTGCACCATTCCAAGCAGGTGCATAACAGAAGAAGGTTCCGCGATAGTAGGTGCTGAACTCATAAGCGAACTGAGTTACAGGCCACTGGATACCCATGTAGTCCTGAACATTGACTGCCGCCCAAACATCAGAAACCTCTGTGTCAGGGATTGGAAGTGTGTAAGAAAGGACTGGTGATACACCCGGCTGGAGCCAAGGGTGAACTGTGATATCAACTAGCTTGCCAGTTGTCTCGTTGTGCAAAGCACCGATGACTGCGCCACCAACATAATCGCCTGTATCTGTCTGAGAGAGATTTAGACGGTAGTTAGCAGTTGAGCCATTCTTGATTGCATCTGAGAGCTGACGGCGATCTGAACCGTTGATGAGGATCTCATCTGGGTCAGCCTTAACTGAATCGTAGAGCTGGCCGAATACGGTCTGGTATTCAACGCCCGGATTTGATGTAGAGAAGGTTGCGTTGATCTCATTTACTGAACCTGAGTTTGCACCGAGGACAGTTGGGATGATTCCATCATAACCTGTTGCGTAAGCAGAGGTATCTGCAACGATGGTTGAGGCAAGAGTTCCTGTTGTATTGAATACAACATTGTCTCCGAGTGTTGGGCCACCAACGCCGTTGAGGTAACCTGTAAGACTTGAGATAGTACCGACATAGTGAGCGTTAGCCGCACCAGTTGTTGTACCAACATAAATCTTAGTTGCGACTGCGCCGACAACATTGTTTACGACAATCTTAACAACCTGACCTGTGGTGATTGCCTGAGACTGAACTGTTGAGAGAACAGACTCACCAAAAGAACCAGCAGAAGAAGTTGCATAGACATAGTAGGTTGTGCCGTTTGTAAGGGCTACCTGTGAACCTGCTGCTGAAACTGCTGAAACGGTAACTGTTGGAGCAGCAAGTGCGCCTGAGAAACCTGATGCAGTTCCGCGTGAGTAGAGGAACATACGCTCTTCCATCAACATTGTTGCGTAGAGAGTAGATGTGCTTGAGAGCTGACGAAGATCCTGATATCCAAGACCTGAGAAGTTAGCATCAAAGCTAACTGAGTCAGATAGTGAGTATGAGTTGTAAGGGATTACTAGATCATCGGCGGTGTAAGCAATCTTTGGGCCACGCTCAAAGTTGATTGAACCAAAAGCGGTGGTTGTTGTTTCAGTAATGCCGGGCCAGATATTTCCCTGTCCGCCAGTTCCTGTACCGGTGTAACCAGTAATACGCTTTACTCTGTGAGAGGTTCCGACACCCTTCTTGCGAACAATCTTGTTGCGAAGAGGAGTTGGGCGTGGTGTAAGCAACTTTGCAGGTGCTTCGAGATCGAAGGCCGCGAAAGATGTGCTAAGTGGGCTTGTAATCGAAAAATCCTTGACGATATCTGCTGAAGCAATGCGCTGAGCTGCAAGAGCAGCGTTAAGTGAACCGACTGCATCTGGTGAGAGAGACTTGTTTGCAACAAGAGCCTCAATCTGTGAAGCAGCATCTACTGTTGGTGCTTGACCGGGAACGGTTGATGGGTTAGCAAAAGACTTGTTGAGTTCTCCAAGATACTGCTCCTGAAGTTCTGCGGCCTGCTTTGGCTGAACATCACCGAAAAGGTCTGTAGCTTTAGGCAACTGTGCCATAAAGGTATTTCCTTTCGTTAAGTGTGTTAGTTGCTCAAGTTATCGGTTGGTGTGCCACCCTTAGCAGAGAACTCTGCGTAGAGCGCCATATAACCTTTAGCAAGAACTGGATCGGTTGTCGCTTGAGCCTTAGCCTTGTAGGTTGCGGCTTTAACGAGGTATTCATTTGATTGTGCGCCTGAGATAGTTGCGGTGCGCTTTGGGCCACCGGCAACTGCCTTAGTTAGTGCCGTTGCTAGTTCGGTTTCAAGACTTACTGACTTCTCAACTGCGGCCTTTTTATCCGCCCGTAGAGAATCAATCTCTGCTTTCACCGATTCCATAGCACTCTTAACGGCTTTTTCAACAACGGCTTCAAGACCGTCATCTTCTGAAACAACTGGTGCTTCAGAAACTTCTTCTGTTGTTTCAGCGGCAACTTCCTCAGTTACGGCTGGTACTTCCTCAGCTTCGTCAGACTTGATTGAGCCTGATGTATCCAAGGTGGCGGCGGTGGTTACATTTGCCATAACTGGCACTCCACCATGAGTTGCAGCAACATCTACAACCTGTGTTAGTCCGTGAGACTCGGTTGGCTTGTGGCAACCACATTGTAGGCACTTATCAAGTGTCGCTGACTTTTCTGTTTCCTTATGCATATCCTTGTGCATAGCGCACATCTTGGATTCGCAACCGCCATCGGCGGCACACTTCATACAACCATCGCACTTGCAACCTGTGGTTGTATCGGATTCTTTAACTGTATCTGTGTGACCGGCACACATCTTTGAATCGCAACCCTTGCAGGCTTTGCAACCAGCGCAATCGCAACCAGCGGTTGAATCGGCTTCTTTTACTGTTTCTGCCTCAGCAGAGAGTTCAATATCTGACATAGGTGATGCTTCTCCTTCTTGAACTTCGCC